CCCTCTGCCTCTGCACTTAGCTGTGACATATAGAACATGGCACACCCATACTGCTTGGAAATGTCCCTAGCATAGATAGCATTAGCCTTGAGCATCATGTCCTCACGGGCAGCACCATTGAGCCTAGCAAACTTATCACCCATGTCTAGTACAACAACGTCAGGTGTGTAGGATTTAATGACCGACTCAACCCATGCCATGTCCTTACCTGTGGCATCAATGAACTTAACATGATCCTTGATACGCTGGTACTTAGCAGTAGCTGCTGAAGGATTGTCCCGTATCTGATTGAGTGTCATACCTGTGGATGCATTGAGGTAACGTGCTGCTACCCTGTGTACTGCCTCCTCATTACATAACACTAGACACTGTGCGCCCTGCTCTGCAAAACCTTTAGGGCCAGCAATGAATGACGCATGGCTAGAAGTCTTACCTGTCTCAGGTCTAGCACCTATCATAATAAGGTGACCACCATTAACACCCTCCACCTTACGTGCCAAGGTAGGTAGGTTGAATGTCCACTGAGCCTCAAGGTCACTCTTCTGTAATAGATAATCCATATCAATGTCAGCCCACTCAACCGATAGGTTAGGTGTGAAGTCTTCATTGTAATTATCTAGTATGGCACGTAGAGGTTCAAGGGATGCGTGTTCACCATTGACGTATTCAAAGCCAAGGTTAGCTACCTCTTCTCCTACATGTTGTCGGAACATATCCGACAGTACATCACTGGCTATGTCCACACCCATGATAGCCTCACGCTCTACCTTGTCAAAGATACCTTGATAGGAATCCTTTTGTGCTGTAGTGAGCGTAGGGTTCTTAGAGAAGAAGAGTGCCTCCACCTCTATGGGTGTAACATCCCTGCCGTAGGTAGTAATGGCAGCATCAATGGTAGCCTTAACCTTGCGACCTTCCTTGCTGAATATACTGTTGGGGCAACGTATGCCCTTGTGGTTATCATGGAAGTCTTTATCCATGAGTGTTCGTAGTAATGCTAATTCCATAATATGTTCCTCATTGTATACATTGTGCAGTATGGCTTACTTACAGACTTACCCCCCATCTTCTTCTTCTTTGTTCTGCTCACGCATACCCCTCCTGATCGCCCCTATAACCCCAAAGTGAAACAAGATGTTAAGTTCTTCATCAGTCAACTCCACTGTCCGTGTATGCTTAGCAAAGGTGTTAGCTTCAAACTGTACTATTTCATCATGAACCTGCATCTGTGTGAGTACATAGTCTAGCCCCGATTGTACAAAGGAGGTTATCTCTTTCTCCTCTATATCCATATTCATTATACCTGAACCATCTGCTTGATCCACTATTTCTAGTACTGTAATACCATTACTCATGGTCGTTTCTCCGAAGCTATATCGTCAAACAAATTGTAGTAGTTAACAGCAGAAGCAACACTGCTCCCACCCCTGCCTATGGCAAGGCCGCACTCTCTATAGCTCAGTCCAGAAGCACGTAGCTTCACTACTTCTGCTAACTCCCCCTTAGAAAAGGCCTCAAGTACACCCTCTGTCTTACGTAGATGGTCACCTATCTTAGGCACGAAGACTATGCTCATGTCATTATCTCCTCAAGAAGTTCTTTTCTTTTTGTTCGTATCTCACTATGTAGATTGTGATGGTTAATAGCAGCAGCTACACCACCCTGACCCCTGTGTATAAGCTTACTAATTTGGATGAAAGAAAAGCCATGAACCCGTAGGGTTACTAACCTTTGCAACTCCTGCTTTGTGTATAGGTGTTTCCTACGCTCCACTACATCCTTCTTAGGGGGTGGCTTAGATCCAGAAAATACCTCAGATATTTTAGGCTTAAATACAATGCTCACTTTAAATCCTCCGAATTAATGTCCACTATAACACAGTGAGGACTGATACCCTGTTTAATTCTATCCTTAGGGCGAGTGTCTTCTCCAATAGGAACAATGTCTTCTTCAATAGGAACAACCTTACCAACGAAGATATTGTTAAAGTTGTCTTGGTACTCGGACGATGTTTGAACCTTAGTCTTAATCTCGTCACCTGTTATGTCGTTCTTTGTAGTCATGATGCATCCTCCTTAGAGTTACCATTTAACCATTCAATATATTCATCAGGAGTCATGAAGTCTTCAATGACTACAGCCAATGCCTTGAGTACAACTTGGTTATGATTAAAGTCTTTAGGGTGAGTGCTGGTATCCTCTTGGAAGAAGCTAACCATATCATAGTAACCCTTAAGTCCTTCCTTGAGTAGGATGTCCAGTACTTCTTCTGTGAATACTTTACCGATTGCTTCTAATGCTTTTTCACTCATTACCTACCTCCTATTGTGCTATCAACAATCACAAGTGTTACATAGAATGCTACGGCAATGCAACATATATAACCTGCACCATACAAGAACTCCATTATTTTATTCATGCTGACTTATCCTCTAGCCTATCCATACTGTTCCAAGTTTTATTTATAAGCACGTTCATCATAGTGCTTAACTCTTTTAACTCTACCATGCTGCACCGACCTACCAAAGTATCCCTTAGTGGGGGAGAAGCATTCTCATTACGTACTGGTAATGGAGTAGCTTCTACAGGTGATAAACATTTAACACCTATACTGTTAATAAAGTTTATGAGTCCTGTCTTATCTGTAGGTACTTCATAAGACTCTATCATACCAAACGCTTTCTTGGCATCTGCCTGAGTGCCAGCCCATTGGGTCTTATCTTTGTTTACATATAGTTTCATACTGCTACCTCCTTGGGGTAGGGTTCCTGTTTATACTTTATGTGCTTAGTAACCACACGCTTATAAGTCTTGCTGCCTACTAGAAAAATGTACCTATGCTTCCTTGGTCTAGGTGCTGAATAGAAATCATCACCATACTTATCCCTCAAGGCTTGGCTACGATTAGCTACACCTCTGAACTCGTCAGCTATAGTCATGCCATGCAGATGTTCCTTACCCCTGACCTTCCAATCAGTACGCTTGGCACTAAGGCCATGATAGGTAAAGTTACATGCTTGGTAAACGTACCCTACATGACCCTGTGATCCATCAGCAAAGGATACTATGATCCTCCCTTTAGGTAGCATGGTCAGACTCTTAGCCACCAACATGGATGCCTCATTCTTTACGTTGTACTTCAAGCATAGCCTGTTAAGTTCAAGTACCTCACCCTTATGTGCATCACCTGCTATGCCAGCCCTAAGTCCAGAGGATGCTGGAGTACCATAGGTAACTACACCCACCAGTTCCTCCCCCTTGAATAGACCATACCTAAAGCTAACACTGGGCCACCTCTTAGCATAGTGAATGTCCAAGATGAATGGCTTGCAATCATCCCTTGTTACAGGTGTTATAGTGTAGTCACTCATCATCCTCTTCCTCTTCATAAGTACCTTCCTCTACTATTGTAGTGTACAAATACTGACCATCCTGACTCTCTTCATACTTCCTAAATATTACATCGTCCTTAATTGCTGATCTCATTATTAACTCAGAGCAAGTGACCCCATCACCAAAATAAAACTCACCCCACAATTCCCATTTGCCTGTGCCTTGTTTAGCCATTAGCCATACTCCTAAGTTTATTAAGATCAACATCAAGTCGGTACTTTATATCATCGTCCAGCTTCAATGCTACTGCTTTCCTTATGTGCCTACGTAGTTCCTTAACGTGAGCTAAGGATTTCATAGAGGCATCAGGGTCTAGTGCTACAATCACCTTGTCATACTTGAGCAAGGATAGTGCATGGCTCTCCATTAGGTTAGTACCTAGCAATGCTACACCAACATACCCCTCAGAGGCACACACACTGGCACTGATAGCGTCTTCTACTACAACTGCTACGTTGCCCTCACCTACTACGAATGGTAAGCCAGAGCCTCCGTATCGCTTCCATTTAGGTGTGACTATCTTGTCTAGTGTACGACCAGTTGCATCATACAGTAGATGATTCTTAACAACAGGGAATATTACCCGTGAATCCTTTATGTCCCAGTAGTGTGTGCCTACACCATGTATGCCCCAGTAGTGGAGCCATGATACTGCCTCGTCAGGTAAGGTTCTAGTCACACTGATAGGCAACTCAATGGGTGATAACTCCGCACTGATACCTGCCTGATTCATCAATGCTCTTATGTCCATAGCTGATAGGTTAGTCTCACCTATACCTCTTGTGCTACATGATGCGCTAAAGCATTGCCACTTGAGGATACCCATATCATTAGATGCACCAAAGGTATTCTTCCTATGGCATACAGGGCAGTTGGTTCTGACTGAGTGACCTACTGGTAGCTCCAAGTCT